TGCTTCGCTGACTGTGTTGGAAACCCAATCTTGTAAGGCGCAATTAAACAGCACACGAGTATCATTAAGCAAAGCATAGTAATCATTCTTTTCTAAATCCTCATATACTGTTAATAGTCCACGTGCCTGTAAGTCGCGAGTGCGTTGCATATAACTGTCATTGTTACTGCGTAGTTTTGCACCACTGAAGATACAGAACTCTACTCGGGGCCAATCGTTATAAGGCATGTTTTGTATACGATTGTATTCTTCAATCAAGTCCATGTAAAAGTCAGGTTGCTTTTCTTGATCCCAACGTGCAGCGAAGCCTACACGATATGCACGATCTTGAAATGGTTTCAGTTCACCAGCAACACGACCACGCACTTCGTCTTTGCCAAATGCCAGTCCTGATATATTATAGATACGGCCCTTCCATCCGGCCACTTTCATGTGCATGGCCATTTCTTCATTAGTAGCAAGAATTATGTCTGCGAACGAATCGACCATCTTTTCATAATGCCCCATCCATTCCTGCATGCCCCAGACATGAACAAAGTCATCGGGGTCAATAGTTTGTGCAAGACAACGAACGGCAATGCGAGGACGGTGAGCAGGATCAATTTGATCAAGAATGTATGGTAAGCTCTCGATACCGGGCTGAAACATGTCTTCAAAGTAGATAACATCATCGTTACTAACCTCTCCTGCTTTCATTTTACGAACTAGATTCATAAGTTGGCTCATGCCAAAATATGTACGACCGTGTGCGTCTAGCACTTGTCCAGTAACAATAGCTTGATCGTTGCTTAGTGTTTCGCCTGGTACAATTTCATAATTGATGCCGCGGCGTTCAAATACAGCACGATTCCACTCTTGTAATTGTAGAGTGTATCTTGCTTTGTAAGGCTCTAGGCCCATGTACCATAATTTACGCATTATTTTCCTCCAGGTAATACACCACCGTTGATTTTGATATTTAGATCGCGAAGATCTGTAGCAGAAATATTTCTAGCTACTGTGCTATTTGCATAATATTCTTTTTCAAAATATTCCTTGGCCGTTTGCGGTTGACTGCGTAGTAAATCCAATTGATTTTTTACGCTTTGTAGTTCTTCGCTCAATCGCATAGTTGTTCTAGCCAGATCGCCTAAGTCTTGCTGCATACTACGCAAGGGACCTCGATGTCTACGATCACGACTGTCATCTTCGTGATCGTTACTGGTTAGAACCACCATCATCATAAGTTGACGAAGTGCATTCTTCACACGAGGATCGTCAGTTGTAAGTGCATAGTCAAACATTTCAACAAAGCGTTCTAGTTCATAATCGGAACTGTTTTTTTCTCGCATGGCGCCGCTCATAGCCAGCCGCCTGCTCTAACAACACCAATTATGCCAACTAAAATCCAAAAAGCATTTAACAATGTATAAGCCTTGTCTTTCTTTATCATAGCACAATAGGTCAACAGAACAGCATCAACAGTGTTGACAATCCAAACCAACATAAACGGACTAGCTGGTCCTAACCATGACACTAAACTAAAACAAAAAATACGCATAACGACCCCAGCCATTTCGAACTGAGGTACGTGTGCTTTAATAAAGTCAGTTACGAATTTCATGTACGTTCTTTTTTAGCGTACCAATTCATTTTTGGGTATTTTCCGCGACGTGCGCGATCAAATTCGCCCCATGGAGTTCTTTCATTGTTAAGGTGTCGCTCATCGTACGGATAACCGTACTTGACGCAAAACTCTCGATATTTTTCAAGCTCATCAAAAATTTGAGTGACTTCAGGTTTCATTACAAGATACTTCTTGAGCCATTTAGCGGCCATTTTAATCTCCTTAGATTTTAATTGATAGAGAAGGTTGATGAGTGTTGTAAGTGATAGCGCAGCCATTTTCGCCATCTTCGCTTACACTTATTGTAACATTGCGACCGGGGTAACGTGAAGCAATTTGGACATATAGATCGTCTGCGATCATTTCACAGGATTTGTGATCAAGTTGCAATGTAGCTTGATTGCCCGAATACAGTTGCTCGAGCCATCGTTTGAATTGTATGAATTCGATATCTCTGTCATTGTGGTAGACATCAATGCCAATCCTGAAATGAAATATGTGACGATGAGGATACCCAAGGAACGATACATCATAATAATCTCCGGTCGCTAATTGTGGATCAGTTAGTGCTGCTGGATACTGATGGATACCTTCTTTTGAAAAAGTAACCCAAATTTGTCTTTGGGCTTTTTCAATAATTCTATCTATTGTTTCTCTTTCTTGTAAATTCATCTAACAATCTCATCTTTAGTATAGTTGGACCAATCGGTGAATACACCTTTGCGTTTAGTTAAACTATGTAAACTATGACACCATACTCCTGGGTTAGTAGCAGCAAAGTCTTTGTCATCTAGTTTAATTGTAGCATTATATCCTAGTTGTTGTAAATAGGGCAATTTAACCGATATCATAGGAATAAATTTGTGATGTTCGGTTAATCCGGATTCCAGCAAACCTTCAACTTGATTTACGTCGATGTCTAATGTACACCAATATCCTCGACTAAGAAACGGAATAATCATATTTTCCCAACGAGTCCAATCTGCATTATTTGTATCAATTTTGGGAAAACTTTGATTGGCTCCAAAATAGATATGTGTGCATTTATGTGCAATGACTGCTGCCTCAATCAAATCATTTTCTTGTATGCCTACTACAAATAAAGTTTTTTGTCCATAGGCTGGCGAATGTTCTACTTCTGTTCCTACAAATAACTTGGTATTGTGATGTCCTGGCCTATCCATTAGTCGTCTCCGTATCCGGTTCGTTGGGTTTCTTCTTCCCAATGCAGTTTTGTTAGTCTACTAATTTCGTCTTTTAATTGCAACTTTTTCTTTTTCAATTCGGCAAGATGTTCGACATCAACGCCGGGGTGATTGATTTGCATTTCATTAATCTGACGATCAAGTAATTTATGCATTTCTTCTAGATGATTAATTCTACTTTTATATGACATATTAGTCCTCCAATTTAGATTGAAATTCATCAATGGCTCTACTGGCCCAAAGCTCTTCGTTTTCAAGTATCGGAATATCCAAAGGATCTTGTTCATCGTCCTCTTCAACCGTTTCGAATAAGTTATTAAACATAGTGTTGGCATTTTTTGTTTTCTTGCCTTTGAATCCACGTGTGCCTACAATTTCCATCCAATAAGTATCGTATGATTCAATAATTGCCTCGGCACCGGCCCGATCTGGTGCGGCAAAGATACGTTCAACAATATCTTCGAAATATGCATAGTCACCGGTACTACGTTGCATCATAGCCGGATGCTCGCCTGCATCAAATCTACGATTGGCTTCCTGCACCGCAGTTATATGCATCCAAACATTATGGCCCATTAACAGTGCGTAGCTAAAACTATCCCACGATGTTCGACCTTCTTTACCATTCTTGTTAAGGTCGCCAGGCCTGTATATGCAAATGTCCTTCATGGTAAGAGCGTCGCTTATAGGACTTTCCTGCCAACGAGGATAAATGCCATCTGCTACAACACCATCACTCCATTTTCTAGTATCTGTGGCGTATTTCTTGTCATCAGCACTGGGCGCCATTCTATAGCTCCATTTCTCATTATGAGGAAATACATTTTCAAAATAGACCTGTCCGTTCGCAGTTGCCAAGAATGGACTTGCACAGTCGAAGCTGATAGTGAAGTTGGGGTTGACATACTTGCGTACCGCCCGCTGTATGACTGTAAGTAAAACTGCCCACTCTAATTTACTAGTACCAAGAAAGTGCATCCAGTCGTGTATGCCCTCTTGCAGTAAATTGTCATAACGCAATGCCACTAGTCTTTTCAACACCAAGTGTACATCACACATGTTCTGTCCGCCCATGGCCCAACCGTCAAAGTGTGTATCTGGGTACTTTGCAGAATCACAAAACTCTTTCATCTCCTCATACCATTCGTCTGCACTGGTATGATTATCTCCTTGTAATACATTTAAGAATTTCGCACCGCCATTGTTTTTACCTCGACGGTGCTGCATAAAGTATAAGTTATTAAACTTGGTAGCGTCAACTGCTTCTTGTAGTGTAGTAATTTGACACGCCGCACTGGCTTTCTTATCATGAATAACCCAAGTTGGAATATCTAAAATCATTCCGTAGTCAGCAATACCATCCAACCATTTAAGAACACTAGAGCGTTTCTTTTCTGCCTTGGTACAACCTGAGTTGGCCTTCCAATCACCTTCCCACAAGCCTTTGGCAATCTGGAATCCGCCCGAGTCGCCTAGCATGAAAGTTCCCGGTTCACGCTTACGAACCATGTCTTCGCTGGCATCTTCTTTGGCCAAGTCTAGATTTGCGTGTCCACCTGAGTACAGGCTCCACTGATAAGGAAATAAAGCTTTTTGACTGTTTAACCAGTTCATTTGTTCCATGTTTTGTAGCGCCTTAGGCATACGAGCAGGATCAACATAGTCATTGTTAACACGTTGTTTTCCTATAAATGTTGCATAGAAACCAGATATAGCAGGAAGGAACACTGCATAGTCTAGTTGTTTTGTTGTTAAATTATCTTGGGTCATTGTAAAATTCAATACTGTTTATAAATTCATAGTCCTTGCGATATGCTAGTACCAGTCGTGCCTGTAAATCTGGTTTAGTTGCAATTAGATCGCGCATGAAGTTTGAAACTTGCTTTGTGTCATAGTTAGCTTCGCTAGAATTATTGTCTACGTTTACATTGGTATTTAGATCGTATCCTAGAAAAGAATTTATTTGTTCTACGATTTTATTGTTATAACGAAAGTATACAGGCGCATGATCTGCAATTTGTTGCACATAGTTTACTTGAAAATCAGTATGATCATCAAATATTATTTGATCAAAAATAATTTTTTCTGTAAGGCTATTAAAATCTTGCAAGAAGTGATCACTACCGTATCCGGGTCCAAATAAGTGTAATGCCGCATAGGTAGCAAACCCACTTACCCATCTATCTACCGGATCCCTAATTACTGCCAAAGTTTTTTTAATGTTATCGGGATTGTCTTGAATGTTCCAATGTAACCAATTATTTTCTCTAAGAAGATTGCTTAGATAGGTACTGGCATTTTTTGGAATATTTAGATAAAAGATATCTCCAGAAGGCAGCAACATGCCTCCTCCTGGATTATACCCGTTGTTATATAACACTTACTTTTGTTGTGCTGGTAGAATGTAGTTATATTCAGCAATACCACTATCAACAGTGATCATTGCTGCACCTTCGTCGCTGATTTTTAGTGTCTTGTCGCCAGACAATGAAAGAATACTGATCACTGCACCAACAGGCCAGGACCAGGCCTTGGACAAAGATCCAGTGACACCATGTTGGAATACAAAATTACCACTGTGACTACTATGATCGCCAAAGTAAAAAACTAGGTTGCCGTTATCAACCTTGGCAATAAATGTAGTTTCTTCACTGTTAGCCTGTGCCTGAAACTTCATTCTTTGAATAGCTGCAACTGTGGGCTCGATATCTACACCCCACTTGACGCCTTTAAATTTAACAGTTTTTAGTTTATCATTAACAATAGCTGCTAACATAAATCTATAATCGTTTTTGAAGTCTCCGGCTTTGTTTTCAAAATGGATGCCGGCTGGAACGGTTTCATTGTTGTTAGTCTGCGAAGTTACAGAAATATTTGCGTCTTCTCGATATTCTTGAATATTCAAGATAGTGTTTAGTTTGCCTAGGTTTGGCATGCCAAATGTACCAACGAATTCTGGTACGGGGTTTTTAAATTTTGCCTGTACAATTACAGATCGATCCTCGGCAATAGCATCAATTTGTGTTTCTGAATCTGTTCCGCTGATTTTAACTAGGTCGATTATTCCAAGACCATGTGTGTGCTGAACGATATCTAATAGATAGTCACGCATTCATTTCTCCATAAAAATATTATTGATTATACTTAATAAAAACACAATTGTCAATACTGTATGCGAATTATTTCGCCCAATGATTGATGTGATTTAATTGTAGACAATTCGCCTGGCTTTTTAATTTCAAGCCAATTGATTACACCATTGTCATAACAGGCTTCGTTTATTATTTGAAATCCTAGTTGGTTACAAATCTGAATTAATTTGCTTTTTGGCAAGTAACTTTGTGCTACGTTTTCGGCATATGCAGCACCGTTGGGGGTGTCACCATCATTGTAACTGAACATCATTATTCCGCCGGGTCTCAGCAATTGCATACATTGTTCTAAATAGTATCTGGCTGTAGACAAGGCAATGTAATTAAAGAACTCCCAACTAAAAATAAACCCAAATTGATTTGTTGGTAAAATATTTAAATTTGGTTCATTAACTAATGGTAAAAATTTTATCACATATTTACGCAACCGACTTTGATAAAGTTCGGAGAACTGGGAAGCAGTTAAATCTAAAAATTGTTGATCAAGGTCAACGATATATAAAGGATCACTACCAACTAGATATTGCGTCCAATCACCAGTTCTACAACCTAACTCTAATCCTGGATAGTGCCAGTCATTATAATTACGTAGCCTATCTTTAATCAACTCACGTGCCTCGTTGGGCATGTTACTTGATCTTGACAGTCTTACCTGATGATTCATCATACTGGTTCTTAAATCATTATCATAGCTTTCACTGTAAAGTTCGTGCGTGATATGAGCAATATGTTCGTCTATTTTGTGAAGCAGATCAGGTAAATGACCGTGTTGGTGCTGAATTTCTATAATTGACGCATTGAAACTGCTGACATAAATTTGTATAAATTCTGAGTATTGTTTGTCAATGTCTCTATCAAGATTTGATAGCTGATCACGTACCTTGCTTAACTCATTGACTGAGTTATTAATATCGAACACTTCTTGTAAGCGTTTTTTTAAAGTAACTAGATCGTATAGTTTCATTGATATACACCATATGGTGTATATATTTATTCCCAAGAAAATAAGCTATCAAAAGTAGTTGAAATTTCAGTATGTGAAGGAATATCCCAATCTAGTACTCCTAGTAAGTTCTCCACTTTTTGGTTAACAATTGTGAGTTCCATTTCTCCATCATCAAACGGAAGTTCTCTAAACCAAGCGGGCAAATGACTTTCATCTGTGGGGTAACCAACACTGGTATAACCCAAAGCATTGTCCTTTAGTTTACAAACAATGGTTTTCATACCATCAACAATGGCCATACTGTATTGATCGCCATGCATACGACGTAGATTGTTCCAGTTCATTGCAGCACGTACATGCCCGGGCATATTGGCTTTGCCTAATCTTTCTTCTTCTTTGGTATATTTGGTTAGATTATTAACACGCTTGGGGGTACCTTTTTCCCAAGCAGGTCTATCTTTAAATGCAATTTTAAATGCTCTAACCTTATCATAAACATGTTCTGGAGTAGCACCAGTTAGTACATCAGTTAGTAGTTCACTCAAGAAATCCTGCACAACCTTGGGAGTGTCTGATCGCTTGAGGTCTAGACCCATGGCCTTGACCTTGCCGGGTTTGCCGTGTGTGTCTAGTCTGTTGCCTTCTAGATCATATATCAGAACTGCATATCGTTTCTTCTTTATGAACAGTCCCTTTGACGCAACAAGCTCACGTCCTCCTTTAATAAGTTCGCCCATGGTTCTAGGCACGTGACAAGCTCGTTCCATAAAGGCCGGAAAACTTGCGTTGACTTGATCGGCAATTGAATCATAGAGTTGGGCACAGATGTCTTTGTTCCATTCCATTCTACCTGCTTCAACTTCTGATCTAACCGCAGGCCAAGCAGTAAAATAGCATGAATCAGTGTCTCCGTAGATGATACTTTCACCCGTATGGTCGTATTTTCCAAATATGCATTCATTGATATATGCATCCATATGTCTGGCGATGATACGTCCAGTGAGTGTAGTACTTTGACCAATTCTTTTATCGAAAAATCTACAACCTGGATTGAGAATCGCTCCGTAGAGACTGTTAAGGTTAATCTTTTTGACAAGTTGTCGCTTGTCCCAGAATGCCTTGTCCTCATCAGTTGCGGCTTCCTTTTTCTTGGCTTGCAGTTCCTTACGCTCCGCATACCACCTCTCTAGTAGTCCAGGAACAACGGCCTTTTGCTCGTAACTGAATATTGTTCCATTGGCACTCAGCATCCAAGGCTGATTGCTATCAAATATCATGCGCCAAATGTCCGCGGCACTTATTACGTCCGACCCACCAGCTTCCCAGTCGATAGTAATTTCTGTGCCGGGTTCGGCATTCATTACAGCAGTATATTCAAGACTACCAAACATGTTTTCCCAGGCATCAGCAAAACTTGATCCTGAGCTCATTTTTTCTTGAATATACCTATCAGTCATTATTGGCCGGAGTTGGCCAACGATGGACTCTTGTGCCATGTTAAGAGCGCGGATTGCTGACGGGTAGAGACTGTTGATGTCGATTGCGCCGATCCAGTCGTGCATGCCCTTTTTGGGGAAAGCAACATAGGCACCTGCTGCTTGTGTGTCACCTTGATCATCTCTTCCTTTCCTGTTAGGTACTACCATACCTCGTTGATGTGCTTCGTTAATAATTGCCTGCTCAGTAACTGCTACTGCACCCATGGTGGTGGCTAGTAATACAGTATTATCATGTGCCAGTTCATTGGCTAGATCTAGGAAACGCAGTTTCTTGTCTAGTTTGGCAACAAGCATGGTATCCTGCCTGTTATAATCAATGAACTTGGGAAAGTCTTTGTTGTATAGTTGATCTAGTGTGCCTTCGTATTGGGTTTTACGCTCATCTAGTTCATATTCGCCAATGGCATCCAGACTGTAGCTGTGACGTTCTTCATATGTGTATTTGCGATACAGTTGCATATAGTCCATATGCACACGACCGATCAAGTCAAATGTGAGATTCTCTGCACCAAAGCGTTCAAATGTTCGTTGTTTGGGAAGTTGCCCCCACAGACAAAATCTACGAGTATCATCTTTGTTTAGCACTCGAGTTATACGCATAACCATGTACGGAATATCAAAGCCTTCCGAGTTCCAACCACTTAGGATGTCTGCATCATCGATTATGTCTAAGAAAGTTTTTAGTAGATCTTCTTCGCGTTCAAACAAGAAACAATTGTCATATTGATTACAGATCTCTTGTGCAGTATCCCACGAGTACGATTTAGGTGGAACAACCAGTGTAACCATCTTGTCCAACCAATCCATGTACACACTAATAGCTGTAATAGGATTAAAAGGATCTTCAGGGCGACTAAAGCCTCTTACTGGATCGAAGTCAACCTCAATGTCGAAAAATGCCGTTTGTAGTTTTGGTGATTCGGCGCCCAAATAGTGTTCCTCAAGACATCGGAATACTGGATTAATATCCGACTCCCAGAGGCGTTTGTTAGAGTTAATACGTAGTTCTTTTTGAAACTCTTTATTTGAACGACTTGAAAACCTAGCAACAGGAGTACCGTAGACAGTACGGAACTTACCGCGAGGGTCGTCATAGTAAAAGATGTAGTTGGCCGGATATTCTTTATATACCCTTCCGCCATTGACTCGTTCAACAATGTGGATACGATCCGAGCCGCGGTCATATAGTGCGTCAACATAACTCATGTGTGTATTATATTATTTTTTAAACAAGAAATCAACCGTGTATTCGCATAACCTAGCGAAGCATAAACAACCAAACATTACTGCCCACATAAAGATGGCCATACTTACCCAATAACCAAAAATAGTTAAAGCGATCATGCAAGCATCCTTACCAACCCAATCGTATCAATGGTTGTGAGCAAAATGTAGTTAGCCAACATGCCAAAAGATTTCCTAGTCCAAGCAGCCCAAGCATACATAGCACAACCAAGAATCCAAATAGGATATAAAACGAGGAGTGGAGGATTGGGTACCGTAAGCGCCATTGCAAGCGCACATCCAATACTGATAGCCCAAGCAACGAGCTCAACAACAAACCGTATACGGTTAGATGTCCAATCATCTCGTATCCAATCTATGATCCCTGATACAACATTGATCAAAGAGTTTTACCCACAGTTTGGAGAATAGTATTTAATTCTTCATTGTCGGCGTTCTCGTCGCCCAGTTTACTTTTGTGTGCAATCTTGATTGCTTTTTTAAGAATGGCAGGTTTGATTTCCATTTCTTCAGCAATGGCTTTGATAGTATCACTCAACCCTGCATTAAGGTCTTCTACCTCTTGCATGACTGCCATGCCTTCGTTGATAATTTGTGTCAGTTTAGCTTTTTGTTCAGCCGAAAACATTCTTGAACCCATGGTATGGTCTCCTAAAAATTAAATTATATAGTATTCTTTGTAGAATTACAAGTCTTTTTCGTACATAACAGTATCGCTGTCGCCCAAACGCCATTTGGGATTTTGTTCGACCACGTACTTGCGAGTACAGACTTTGAAGTCCGGGAACTTCATTTCAACTGGATTGCTGGCTGCATCAAAGAACAGGCAACGATTGTTTGGTTGTGCTGCATATTGTCCGTTTTCTAGTTCGATAAAATTGAAACTTTTGTGATCTTCGGGCCATTCGCTGTAGCCAGTATCAATTAGATTGTGATTAGGATGTGCATGGTCAACGGTAAACATGTAATTGCCTGGATACATGTTTTTGTCTTTGGCATAAAATTTGCAACTTAAATTTCTCAAGAACGATTTTTGAATTACGGTCATGTCGTAATCAAAACAGTCCCATATTTGTAGTGTATCTAAAGATAAAAATTGTTCAGGGTCAAGATTCTCTGTGCGTGATACATACGCATGGAGAGGTAGTTTGTCATAAAGTGCGCCATAATTTGGTAAGTAACTTTCTATTCTAAATGCTTGTCCACGTATACTTTTTATGCTGACCCAAATACAAGGTTCATATTCTCCATGACCCTTTTTAAAGTCGTATAAAAACTCTCGACGTATATAACAATGAACCGGCGGTAAGTTGGCAACTAAAAATGACATATATTATCCTTGGCTCACTTTAATCCTTGGGGCACGACTCCTTTGGATAGCGCAGCAGCCGCGCACACCGGTCCTAAGGGTGTTCTTATTTTTTAGATTCGCAAGTACGGGTTCTTTCAACGGTGCCGTCTGCTTTTTTTTCTTCACGCCACTCTGAACACGTTTGAGTTTCTGTTTTTTCAGGCACAAATTTATCTACAGCCCAGTTGGCTGTCATCCATCCCATAGCACTAAAGAAGCCCCATACAAGCATTTCACCTATCATGCATTTAATCTTTCTTTGATAATTTTCACAGTTTTATCACTCAGTAATACTTCGTAGTGATTATACTCTAAGTCGATTAGGTCCATATCTTTGTTGTGATGTTTTTGACTTGCAATAGTCACTACACCATCATTTGGTTGAGGAACCCAAAGTGCATTGCCTTTGACTGTAACAATATTTAACCATGGATGAGTTATTGCGATATTATTTGCTTGTTTCATTGCCCACGAATTTGGACCTACATCACGTAATAGTCTTGAATATGGCAAAAAGAATTTAGCTACATCCGCTATTTCAGCTCCGCCGTATGGTGTACTCAATGTCACTGCACCTACAACTTGATTTTCTAGTATGTTAGATAAATGTAACGCATATATACCACCAAGGCTGTGACATATAAAAAATATATTGGTAAAATTTTTAATTTGATCATGTATGTCGGCTAGGTTGTTTTCGAAACCATTGCGACTATCATAGTTAACACAGTAATCTTCGCCGCCTATGTGTTCTCTAACATAGTTAAAACTTTCACTGGTAGCACTAGCACCGTGTATATAAACAATCATTTTAGAATTGATTTAAGCATCCATGCATGTTTGCGATGTGCATCTTGTCTGCTGGCTATAAAATCACTTAATCCGTATTCGCCGGCTTCTTCGGATAGTACAAAAACTACCTTTAACATTTCGCATATTTTTTCAGAATCTGATAGTAGTTCAGCCACCATTGATTCGGCAGGCATTAGATTAGTTTCATCTTCGATACGACTGAGCATACTGAAACGTTCAAAACTACCAGGAGTGTATGCACCTAATTTTCTAATATTCTCAGCGAACGCATCTATACTATCTTGAACCTCTTCGTATACATTGCCCAACAGTTCATGATACTGCGGGAAGTTGGGTCCTTCCACATTCCAGTGAAAGTATTGTGCTTTGAGCATGTACGCATATTCACTAGCAAATGTTACTTTAATAGTTTTTACTAATTCTTCCATTATCTTCCTTGTCCGCGATATGCTTTAAAATTAGATTTCCGAGTTTTGTTCATTGCACTAGTTTTTGGTTTACGACCGCCTTGACTAGTTAGTTTAACCACGTGCTTAATTTTTGAATTAGATGTGCCTTTTGCCATTGTTGATCTCCTTATTTCTTAGATTTAGTTGCTACGTTGATTGCTTTGCCTCTACGTTCAGGATTGGGATCTTCTCTGCGTTTTTTTGCACCAGCTGACTTACGCCCTTTCTTGCCCAAGGCATGCGCCTTGCTCTGCGGTAAGCATTTTGGTTTGCCTTCACCTTCACTACGCCCACCGCATTCGCCTCTGATTTTGCCA